CTGTAGGAATAATGCGGGACATTGAGCAAGATCTTATCTCTCATGACTTAAGCAAATATATTGACCGCCGTAAGACAGTAGAGCAGATTGGTTCCATTATGCACATTAGTCGGGCATACCCAGATAAAGCTGTTAAACGATTGAAAAATTTGCGACCAAAAGAAGAAATGAAAATTGCATCATGAAATTTGACTTAAATAACCTCACTGAAGGCCAAGCACGACAAATGCGTCGGCAGCTTAAGGCGGCCAACTATGAGGAAAGCTTGTATAACTTTACCCAAAGGGCGTGGCGTGAGATTGACTCTGCGCCTTTTGCGGAAGGTGGATTTGCCCTGCAAGCTATTTGTGAACATCTACAAGCTTGTGCTGATGGTTACATTAGGAATTTAATCATTAACGTGCCGCCTAGATTCTCAAAGTCAACCATTACTGGGACTATGTTCCCAGCTTGGGTATGGTCTCAAAGCATCTCTTCGCCTACTTCTGGCCCGGGCATGCAATTTTTGCATAGCTCATATGCAATGAACTTATCCGTGCAAGACTCTGTAAAGTGCCGCCGTCTTATTGAGAGCAAGTGGTATCAGACTTTATGGGGTGACAGGTTTCGTTTAGTTGGCGACCAGAACACCAAAACACGCTTCCAGAACGATAAGAACGGTATACGCAACACCGTGTCGGTTGGATCTGCCACCACGGGTTTGGGCGGTAATTATCTTATTGCGGACGACCCCAATAATGCCCAAGAAGCTAACTCGGAAGCTATTGTGGCATCTACAATTGAGTGGTGGGACATGGCATGGTCCACCCGCCTTAACGATCCAAAAAAGGGCGTAAAAATAGTTATCCAACAGCGCTTGTCAGAAAACGATATTACGGGTCATATATTGTCTAAAGACATTGGCGAATGGACGCATTTATGTTTGCCAATGCGGTTTGAGACGGCAAGGAGAACATATAATGTACTTGTGCCCGCAGAATTTAATGACGGCGAACCAGTTATATGGACTGATGAGAGGACTGAGGAAGGTCAGTTACTTTGGCCCGAACGATTTGGAGATACCGAAGTTACACTGCTTGAAAAAACACTTGGCCCATACGCAGCGGCAGGCCAGCTTCAGCAAAGGCCAGAACCCGCTGGGGGCGGTATTTTAAAGCGTGAATGGTGGGGTGAATGGACTAAAGAAAAGTTTCCGCACAATTTGGAAATTGTTATTGCATCTGTTGACACGGCATTTGGCGCCAAAGAGTTTGAGGGCGACTTCTCCGCCTGTACCATTTGGGGAGTTTACAGGGACTCCGGTACATCATCTGGCGTTATTGGCGCAGACATGGGCGGAAGTTGGCAGCGTATATCTGCAGAAGATCGTGAAGCTGATGTCCCTAAAGCAATCCTCATGCATGCTTGGCAAGGCCGCATGGAATTGCACGAACTGGTGCAAAAGATAGGTGCCTCGGCCAAGGAATGGAAAATTGACTTTTTGCTAATAGAAAACAAGGCATCGGGTATTTCCGTCAGCCAAGAATTAAGGCGTCTATTTGGGTATGAAAACTACGGCGTTAGGTTGATTGACCCGAAGGGGATGGATAAGGTCGCCAGAACTTATTCGGTCCAACATTTGTTCTCTGAGGGGATGGTGATGGCGCCGACGGATAAGTCTGGCGAGGTTTTCCGTGTTTGGGCTGAAATGGTTGTGGCTCAATGCGCCACATTTCCCAAGGGAAAACATGATGACTTACACGATACGGTAACGCAGGCATTAAATTGGTTACGTGGGACAGGTATGCTTCAGCGTGGCGCTGAGCGTACTGCTGAACTCGCGGGAAGTAATATGTTCCAAGGAAGTAGGGAAAACCAGCCATTGTATCCTGTATAATTGCATGCTATGTAAAAAATTAACCGAAGGAGAGTATAATGCCTAAGCATACTTGGTCAATAACACTCAATCCGTATGATCACTCCGGCCACACCCATAAAACAGTCAAGGCTGATTCGTGCAGCGTTTATGACGGAAGAATTGCTTTTTATAACAACGTACCCAGAACTGAGGATGACCCGTTTCCTGAAAGCTTGCTTATTGCTTACATTCCGACAGACCGTGTTTTTGAGTTGGAAATATTAGACGACGAGACGGGTGAGCCAGTGGGTTTTTTGTTTCAGGGGAGCAATTAAATGGCAGACAACCCCCACTTTATGACGCCAGAGGAAATGTCCAAGGTGATTTGTCCCTTTGGAAGAGGAAATGGCATACCCGGCAAAGAAGTCGTTATTGACGGCCAAATCCTTGGCAAACCATGCGTTTCAGAATACTGTGCCGCATGGCGGTGGGCTAGTTATTACGAGGAAGACGAGATCGACGCCATATACAGCGATGACTACGGTTATTGTGGGCTTATTGGCATATGAGTGATGATCTTAAGACAATTAATTCCGTTGTGACTAAAGATTTAGGCGACGGATATATCAAAATTGTTATGATTATTGACAATAAATATCACGAATACCGCATGAAAAGGCAAGTTGCGGTAAGTTTTATACAAGCATTAGCAGGTTCACTTGACGGTGATTTGCATATCGTGTAAATGATAGCCACTACTCGCACTGGGAACTTCAGATACGTTGCGTATCACCTAGTGGACGATTACCACCGGATGGGGTGGATGATCGTGGCACACCTTGGCGCAACGCATGGGCAATACTCAGTGCTAATGTGGAAATGCGATTGTGAGGATGGCCATGATGACATGGAATCACCGGGTAATTAAGTATGAAACCCGCAATTTGTTTGGGGATCCAGACGTTGGATACGCCATTCATGAGGTTTTTTACGACAATAATGGCAATGTTCAAGGTATGACCAATGACCCGGTCAAGCCTTGGGGCGACACAAAAGACGAATTAAGGCTGGAATTGATGCGTATGCTAGAGGCGCTCAATAAGCCAGACCTTGATTATAATGATAAGGATGACGACGAGGCATTTGCGAATAAAGCGTAATTAGCTTATAGTACGCGGGATATTCCAAAAGGAAACCGCACATGGCATTAACGCCGGGCTTAGTCCCAAACATTCGCCTTGACCAAGATCAGCCTGACCAATCTCCTATTGATAGTCAGGAAACCATCGTCGTAATGGATGCGGATCAAGATGCAGACCAGCCAGATGTGGACATTGATGGCAATGTTCTCCGTATTGATCACGGGGATGGCTCTATTAGCGTTTCCCTTGATGGGCGCCCTATTGAGTCTGCTAAAAAGAAGAAGACCGAAGGTTGGTACGCCAATCTAGCTGAAGAAATTGACGAGAATGAATTATCCACGATTGCTCATCAGATTATTAAGGGTATCGAGGAAGATCTTGAGTCTCGCAAAGAATGGATTGAGGACCGTGCGCAGGGTTTGCGACTTCTGGGCCTTAAGATTGAGATTCCAAATCAGCAAGGTACAGCCGATGGCGCACCTGTTGAAGGAATGTCCCGTATCCGCCACCCGCTCTTGTTGGAATCCGTATTGCGCTTTCAGGCGAATGCGCGGGCAGAACTTTTGCCCACTGACGGACCTGTCAAGATCCGAGTAGATGGCAATAAAGATTCGCCGCAGATTGACCAGCAGGCCGAATATCTTGAGCGGGACTTTAACCATTACCTGACTGTCACGGCTAAAGAATATTACCCTGACACGGATAAAATGCTTTTCATGTTAGGGTTTGGCGGTTCGGCCTTTAAAAAGGTTTACTTCTGCCCCCTGCGTAATCGTCCCGTTTCTGAAACGGTTGATGCTGATGACCTTATTGTCAACAATGAAGCCACGGATCTCTCAAATGCTCGCCGGATTACCCACAGAATCTCTATGCGTCCTTCGGTTGTCAAAAGAATGCAGATTATTGGCGCATATCGGGACGTTGACCTTGGACAAGCCAAGCAAAAGGAACTTGATGCGGTTCAGAAAGAGAAAAATTCCATCCAAGGGACTCAGGACGATAGCAACGTCGCGGAAGATCGGGACCGCGAGATATATGAGTGCTATTGCGAGCTAGATATTCCGGGCTTTGAGCATGAAATTGACGGCGACCCATCCGGTTTAGAGGTTCCGTATCGCATAACCATAGACGTATCGTCTAAGCAAATTTTAAATATTGTCCGTAATTATGATGAGCAAGACCAAAATCTTCCAGAAGCTAACACGCATTTTGTTAAATACGACTTTGTTCCGGGCCTCAAGTTTTATGGCATGGGTCTCCTTCACATTTTAGGCAATACAACCAATGGTTTAACAGCAGTTTGGCGTGAATTGCTTGACGCGGGTATGTATGCCAACTTCCCCGGCTTCTTGTATGCAAAAACATCAGGCCGTCAAAACAGCAATATCTTCCGTGTTCCTCCGGGCGGCGGCGCACAAATTGACACGGCGGGTATGCCTATCCAACAAGCCGTTATGCCATTGCCATATAAGGAACCATCCGGGGCATTGGGCGCATTTGCCGAAACTATTAGCCAATATGGCCAGCGTTTAGGCGGAACTGCTGAAATGCAGGTAGGTGAAGGCAAGCAAGATGCGCCTGTCGGAACCACTTTAGCCATTATTGAGCAAGCCCAGAAGCTTCTGAATAGCGTTCATAAGCGCCTTCATGCAGCTCAAGCTGATGAATTTCAGTTACTTGCGCAATGTTTTCGTGATCACCCCGAATCATTCTGGCAACGCAACAAGCGTGCAGCCAATAAGTGGGATGAGCAGACATTTTTGTCCGCTTTGGACAATTATGAATTGGTTCCACAGGCAGATCCTAACACGGCAAGCCATATTCAGCGCGTCATGAAGGTTACGGCCCTCATTCAGTTGGCTACACAGGCGCCTGACCTGTACAACTTGGATGCAGTTAACCGTGAAGCACTGCTTACCCTTGGCTGGGCTAACCCAAGTGCATTGCTGCGGGATAATGTCAATGCGCCTGCGCCTCCAGACCCACAAGCGCAAGCGGCTGCAATGGCGGGACAGGCTGCAATGATCACGGCACAGTCTAAAATGATGGAAGCCCAAGCTAAAACTGCTGAAATGCAGAGCAAAGCGGGCGGACAGCAAGGTATGTCCACTGAAGATCAGATCCAATTGGCTGAAATTCAGCAAAAAACTACTGATTCTCAGTTAGATGCCATGAACCGCAAGCGTGATCGTGAAAGCCGTGAGCGTCTTGCTGCCATGAAGTTTGCAGAAGAGATGGCACGTAACCCACAAGGTCTTAATATTGCTCGTCAATTGATTGAACCGGGCATGTTAGAGCGTCTTGAAGGCAATGAGCCAACCATTACACCTAATCCTCGCGGCGTTATACAGTAGGTAAAACATGGCTGACGATAATGACATCAGTAATGCTTTAAATATTGCCCGGCAAAATGTTGGCGATGCTGATGCTATACAAACTAAAGTAGGTGGGTTAAATAAATTTTTATCAGGCTTTGATCTTGAAGCCAATACGCCACAATTTCATACGGGATTGCAGCAGCCGCAAATCGGCGGTTCAGGTGCGCCTGAAAGTATTACAGCTTATCACGGTTCACCCTATGAATTTGACCAATTTGATATTAACAAAATTGGCACGGGTGAAGGCGCGCAAGCATATGGGCATGGGCTGTATTTTGCTGAGCACGAGCCTGTGGCGAAGTGGTATAGGGATCAATTAGCAAAACCCGAACCAAATAATCCTCATGCCAATGCTTGGGATCTTATAAATAGATACCGTGACAATGAACAAGATTTGATCAATATGTTTGAGAGTATGCCTAATCGCAATGAAATGGCAGAAGGAACTTTGCAATCATTAAAAAGTGGTTTGTATAAAAATTACCAACCAAAAGGGCATATGTATGAAGTTAACATTGCTGCCCAACCAGAACATTTTCTTGATTGGGATAAGCCTCTTAGTGAGCAGCCAAGAGCAATACAAGCATTTGGAAAAATTCATGCTGGGAAAGACCCTTTATTATCTGAATTATTGAGCGGAAATGACACGCCAATGGAGTATTTTGGATTGTTTCCAAAAAGTAGAGGATCGCAAGCATACAATACATTAGCTGATCAATTTGGCGGACCTGACAAAGCATCACAACTTTTAAATGAACATGGTATCCGCGGTATCAAATATCTTGATGCAGGTTCACGTGGCAATAAATCATGGGTATTAACGCACCCGCAAGGTGGTGTTAATGAATTTCCTGATGAAAAATCGGCTTTGGCTTTTCATGAAAAAAATCCTGAATATTCTATTAAAGCACCCGAAATATCCCAAAATTACGTTGTATTTGACCCTAAAGACATTGATATTATGAGACGTTACGCGAAAGGCGGGGATGTAAGAATGCCCAGAGCAGAAGGTGGTACTATTATGAATATGCCTAAAATGCTTGGAACGGGTGATATTAGCCATGCCTTGCGCATTGCACAGTCATTAGGCCGTGGTGATGACACCATCCTTGCCCATATTAATCCTCGTGAAGCTGCATTGCTAAAGAAGCGGGGCGGTTCTGGGAAAATAAACCCAAAAACGGGCCTTGTTGAGTTTGATGACGGCGACACCAAAGACAGTGAAACCAAAGATACAAGCAGCTCAGATAGTAGCAGCGGCGATAATGTCCGAGCTGATAGTGTTTCTCAATCTGAACAAGCTTCAGCGGATGCTGCCGCTGCAAGCCAAGCCTCGTCAGATACTACAGGCGAAACAACTGACACGGCCCCTAAACCAGACACCACTAGCGCGGAAACTAGCGGCAAATCTTGGTATGACAAAGTTCTTGAATCTGTAGGTAATGCTTTTGTTTCACCCGCTGAAGCGGCAAATGTAATAACTCCTCAAGTTGTGGGAACAATTGATACTAATGCCCCAGCAACTCCTGTAAATACTCAAGTTGCGACACCTTACGGAACAACCACGCCTTTGCTAGGAGGTGGTGTAGATCCGGCAGACCGGGCTACTGCAAAAGCAGCCAAATTTCAATTAGCTAGCCAAGCAGCGGATGCAGAAAATGCTGCTCTTAACGCCGCAGCGGACGCGTCTGTTGCTGCGGGAGGACCAACCGTCACGACATTTGGCACGCCTATTTTACAAAGTGGCACATTTACTGGCGGAGGTG